CTTTGCGCTTATCGACGAAGGCGGTTTCAATCTACATGATCTGGAACTGGCATCTGGTCTTGGCTATGCCACAATCAAACGGTGGATGGACAAGAACGGTGCGCGGTTGGATAGCGTACAGGCTGTGCTTGAGGTGATGGGATACAGGCTGGAGATAGTGAAACATGAACATATTTCACCTGTCGATGTGTCCCAAAAAGTCGGCAAAATATCTGTGCGATAAGCACGTCTCTAAGATGTTTACCGAGACAGGCCAGATGCTGTCTTACGCACACTTTATACATGGTAGCTGGATGGATGGTATGTGTGCGCCTTACAGTAAGGCTGGCAAACTGTTGAGCCATGTCAAACACCCCATGACTAAGTGGGTTGCAGAGACGGAAGCCAACTACCGTTGGACATACCAGCTTGCTTGTGGATTGATGAATGAGCATTGGCTACGGTTTCATACCACGCACAACACTATGTATCGGATGCACTGCTTCGTTGATTCACCACCAAACATACCAAAGGGCGGCCTCACTAGGCCGCCTTTGTGTATGCCTGATGCTTACCACTCAGACAACCATGTAGCATCTTATCGTGCGTATTATTGCCATGAGAAATCTCACTTTGCTAAGTGGGTTCACTGTACCCCTGTGCCGTTTTGGTACGAGGTTATGCAGTCTCTTCAATAGGTGCGCCTAACACCTCAAATGAACTTGAAGATAGCGTGTCGCCCAGCATGGCGGCACTGATGTAGCTTAGATAAACTCTTGTCTCTTTGTCGAAATGGATGGCGATGCCGTGAGGCATCATCTCTATGATGGGTGACACGATCTTTGCGGCGTCGCCATTAGGCGATAAAATCCCTATCGTCGGCTTCATCGCTAGGCGCATGTCCGTCTCTACGTCGGCTACTCCGTCCATCGCTTCGTCCAGCAACTCTTGTGCAAAGGTCAATGAATAACTCAACAGGCAATCTCCCGCGCATGAAGTTGATGGATGTGCAGATTAACTGCACGTTGTCCTTACAGTATGCACCGTCAGGGTCAATGCGGTCTATGCTTATGTTCTGGCTCAACCACTTATCGTCGGTGGCTGGCTGTCCGTAGTACAAGACTAGGCCAGTCATAGCGCAGACACCGCCTTGTTCCCGATAAAGCTGAACGCAATCGGCTAGTGTCAAGTCGAACTGTACGCCTTGCTTACGACGTGCGCTCTTCAGTTGGGAAACCTTACGTGCTAAGTAGCCTTGCAAAGAACGCTGTGAGTTGTGCCTGTGTTGTACACGACACACTTTGCACTGGGTTTCTCTTTTTCGTTTACCGCTCCTGCTGTCGTTCCAGTACCAGTATTCGTCTGAGTTTTTTGTTTTTCCGCAGGAGCGGCAGACATGCCGCTCCATTGGATAAGGTGTTAGCCCCGACGGATACCGCGACCACGAGCCGTTTTATTGGCCATGTTGCGGATGCCAGTTGCAGAGCCAGATGCCGCAGAGGTTGTGCGGCCAGCACGCTTGGCTGTCTTGTTCATTTTATCTGCGGTCTTCTTCTTTGCCGCAGTTGTACGACGATCATAAGCCATTAGAGATCTCCTTTGTTAGCTTGCGATGCTTTCCAAATTGTGTATGAAGAACAGGGCGTAGTCGTCCGCAACGTGTCCATCATACGTTTCAAACAGGTCAGACCTGTCACCGTCAGGGTGATGGCCTTCTACCCATACCCCGTGTCCCGACGAGTTGAGTTCTTCTATGTAGTCGAAGAACTCTCCGACACTCATCTCGTCGAAATCTGTCCAAGCCATTACCGTTATCTCATCTCGGTCTGGGTCTTGGCAGATGTCAGTTACACGCCTGACATCTGATGTTATTATTACGTCGGCCTGCCGCTGTAATGTGTCGGCAAGCCAAGCGTTAATCTCTTCCTTCGCTAGAGCTTCCGTGTTTTTTTCCATCAGCACTTCCACCGACGACGAGCCGCGCAGATGCGCTTCTCTGGTGTCTTTGAACAGTTGATTTTGTGCATCTTCATCTGTCCCTTCGAGCGTGAGCAGTAAGAGCTACGTCGTTTACCGCCCCCAGGTTGTGGAGCCTTGAGCTTCGTCTTGCAGGCTCGGTTGTACTTGGCACGACCTTTTGCTGTGAGACCAGCACCCTTACTTGCTGGGAGCTTTTCGCCTCGGCCAACAGATAGAGAAACGCTACACCTCTTCTTCGCCATTGTTGTTCACCACCACTAGCTTTAGTTTTTTTCTACGCTCTGATAGTGACACAACCTTCTCTTCATCGTCGTCCATGTCGGGTGTGAACTCGATGACAACTTCCATCGGCTCTTCTGTTTCGATACCCATTTCCCACAGGAATGTTTTGTATAGTGGAAGCCAGTCGCCAAGACGCATGACCACTAGGCTTTCGCTGGTGTCCATTCGGTTCTTGCGGGATATGACAACTGGTATGTCGGGGGAACGAGACTTCTCTATGCCACGCTCGGCCTGTTCCATTGCGGCATAGGGGCTGAACTTCTCTGTGCGCTTCGCTTCTACCCATACAAAAGGTGTGCCGTTTAGGTCTGGTAGTCCACCGCCAAATGGGTTGCTTCCCCCACCTGACAGCGGCGCTCGCTGAACCCTTTGTTCGTCGCCGAACAGCCAGTGGTTCAACCACTTGGCAAGCTCGCGTTCGTACCCGTCGCCTTTTCTCTTTGATCTAGTCATCTCTTCACACCTTTCCCGAATATGAACTTTGGCCTGCCGCCTTTGGGTGACGACGAGGCAGAGAACTCGTAGCTCTCTTTGCGTTCTGACATAGGAGTTGTGTCGGCTACGTCGGAAAAGATGTAGTCGTCGGACAACCCCAGATTTTCATTGATTGCTGTGCATCTGTCACAGATGTACTGCCACTTGGGCAGGGTGACAGACTTCTTGCACTTGAGGCACTTGCGTTCCCAAGTAGTCTGTTGTGATTTGTGAGACGGGGCGATTGCGTATTTCGCTCCGTCAAATTCAGCAAGCCCCTCTCGGACGAGTATTCGTTTCAGTGTGTCGGTGCAGACTTCCATGTAGGCGGCCATCTGCTTATATGTGTATCCATCATCCAGCATTTCAGAGAGTGCTTGCCTATCTCTTTTCGAGATCGGCTTCTTGTGCATACTCACCTCTGCTGTTTTGTAGGAGCGCACCCGTCAGGGGTGCGCGATGTTTCCATACATTTTCTCTCTTGACCCAGATTCCTCCCAATCAGTATAATCCTCGACAGAGGTCAATGACAGTCATAGAGCCAAGCCCTAGACGGGCTTGTCTCTTTACTGAACTGTTCTGAACTATACTGTACTTGACCTCAACCATTGCTCTACCTCATATCGTGGGATAGACAATGAACGACTTACATCCTCAACCCCCATCGACTTGTGAATGTGTAACCATACAGCCTGTTGCTTCGGGCTGGGGGTATGCACAACATATTCGCTTCCGTCCGCCAGCCGTTCCGCCCAACCTATGTAGTAGGTGCGGTGCAACTCTGTCTGAGTACGAACTTTCCCAAAGGAAATTTGTTGAACCATCTTGAGGCGGCTGTCTGCTTCTAGCTGTGCCTCAAGGTAACTCGTAGCTGTATATTCTGTGCCATCGAATGACCGCACAGTTACATCTGCGTCGTGTAACCCAGCCTTTGCTCTTGATACGTTCTTGTCACGGAACACCTGTGTCACCATGACCTGTGTATCAATGTCGGTAAGCTGTGCAGTTGATCCAGCCTCACGACCAAGACCACCCTCACCTGGTTTGTTGCGGTGGTGAACCAAGACTACGCTAGACTTGTACTTAGTACGTACAGATTTGGCGACGTGGTTTACCTTGAACCATTCGGCGGCGTTTGCTTCTTCCAATCCACCGAAGGCGTTGCGAACTGTGTCAATGACTACGATGTCTGGCTTGATCACATCCAACCAGTCACCAAGTAGTCTGAACCCCTGCTCCGTACCTAAGTTCATCTCACCACCATCGTCTGCTGATATAAGTGATGGCGACCACATGTTAAAGTTCTCACCGCAATCCCCAAACATGTTAAGAAAATTGCGAAATCTGTACAGAACAGTGCGGCTTGGGTTGTCGTAGTCTAAATACAAAACCTTCGCAGGCTTTGAACCAAAAGGCCCAAAGCTCTCGTTGCCAGAAGCCATGCTAACCAACATACCCTGCAAGAAGAACGACTTGCCGTGGCCGTTGTAGCCAACAACCTGTGTGATTGTTTCTGATGGGATAACTGGGTCTGACCAGTAGCTAGTTTCGCCAAGTGTTTCAATCAACCTGTCGATGTCACTGCCACGAATAGGAACAAGACGACCTAGCTTGGGAGCTTCCTTCGCCGTGACTATGCGATTACCATCAGCATCGTAGTCATCAGGGTACGAGCGACGATCCATATCAATGACACTGCGTATCTTCTGTGTCAGCCAAGCCTCTGTCTGGTCTGTTGTGTACCCAGTGTCGTCGAAGAACTCGTCGTGGAACTTACGAACAGCAGTGTAAAGTGTTCCGTTAACGATGCCTTGACGTACCTTCTGCCCAATATAACGAACCATCCATACGTCAGTGCCATCACCTTCGCGTAACTTGTGGCCTAAGTGTGCTACACGACGCTTCACTTGGTCATACACTGGCAGTGTATCTTCTACCTGTGTGATTTTTACATTGGCTAAACTGAGATTGCCGAAAGCGAACTCTCCAACTTGCGGCGCTTGAACCGTGTCAGGTGCGCCCTTCCACACAAAGTCTTCCATGTCGTCGAGACTTAGGCCGTATCCTACTTCCATGTGGTATATGTGCTGGACAGAGTTGTCCTTCATCTTGATTGATGGTGGCATTACAACGTACCCACCATCACCACGAAGGTCTAAGCCCTCGACTTCTGGCCAGTTGCGTGTGACGCCGCCGACGTTGTTGGCAAACCGTTGTCCATGCTGTGGGTGGGCAAAGTAAAAGTGTTTGCCGCGAGCGGTATGAACCACAAACGGTGATGTCAGGCTATGTTTCTCTGCGTACTCAACAGATTGTTGGTTGTCGCAGTCAAGAACAATGACGCCGCTTATCGCACCTGTCACCAGAGCGATGTTAAAATTTGGAACCACGTTTCCACTGTCTGTACGAACACCATTATCGAACCAGTCATCCACCTCTTCTATGGTGGTTGATTGCGTCTGGTATTTCTTCCAGCCAATCAGTGGCTTCTTGCTCTGAAGAGAGAGGGGGATGATTGTCCACCCTCTCTCAACGGCTTCTACTGCCGCATTATGTAGCGCCTCACGCCACTTCTTCATCTCTTCGTTCATGTGAGTTCTCTTCTAAGTATCTGTGTAAGTTGATGGTTGGGTTTGCATAAACTATTCTGGCTAGTAGATCGGTGGTGATACTGTTGGTCTTGACCCATCTATAAGGTTGCGTCCTACTCTTCCCTGTGGCCTTTGCCACTTCGGTAACACCCCCGCAGTCCTCGACTAGCCGACGGACGTTGAACGTGTACATTGCTATCTCCTTTTCATATACATCTGAATACAATCATAATACATCTAGGCACAACAGTTGTCTTAGTTTTCATACATTTTCTCACATATAAGACAGTTGTGTTTAGATATGTATTTGGTATTGTAACAAGGTGGCTAGGGGGTTTTATTTCGGTTTCCTCCCTTCCCTCCTAGCCACAACTACCAACACTGATACGGAGAAAATTGTATGGAAACATGGGAAGATTATGAGCGGCAGACCGAGGCTGAAGGTCTAGCTAAACTGGCCGAGGAATACGGTCAGATCGCCGCCGAGATAGAACGCCTATCTGAAAAAGCAGAAACCCTAAAGATGAAGATTGAGGCTGAGTTTCCAGCAGATGCTGGCGAGTTTGATAAGCAAGCTGGCTCTTACATGGTCACACTCAATCGACAAGAGAGATGGACTTGGGATAAGGAAGTTCTTGAGACCATCTTCGCATCATCGACCACCCTTCCAGAGTTCGTGCGCCGCACCTACTCAATCGACAAGCGCAAGTTCAAGTCACTGGACGACGAGCAACAGCGAGAGCTTTTGCCAGCGCTTACTCGTAAGGGTGGGCCAGTAAAAATCACAGTAAAGTCAGGGGGTCTTGGGTAATGTTCCAACCACTAAACACTTCTGATCATACGACATCGTATAGAAAGACGTTGCTGTATGGTCATCATGGCTGGGGCAAGACAACCCAGTTCATCCATTACCAAAAACATTTTGGTAATGGGTTTATCTTGTCAGGCGAGAGCGGACTTAGCTCAATTCGTGACGCTGGTATTGACTACTTGCCGTTCACATCATGGGGCAACCCGTCCGAGCCTGACAAAAATCAGTACAGCTTTGTCGATATATTCAAGTGGATGCGTACCGATGATTTCAAAGGTCGTGAATACAAGTGGATAGGCATCGACAGCCTGACTGAACTCAGCGACATGAGCATGGCTCATGCGACTAAGGTCGCAGAAGCGGACGCACAGAAAGCTGGCAAGCAAGTTAATGGCTTCCAGATTTTTTCCGACCACGCAAAGAACCTGATCGGTGCGTGTAAGGCTATGCGTGATATGCCATGCCACTTCCTCGTTACCGCTCTGGCTAAAGAGGGACAGGATGACAGTGGCAATGTTGAATACTGGCCAATGGTGGCTGGCAAGCAAGCACAGCAACAGCTTCCAGGTATTTTCGACAACGTATTCTGTGGGGTACGTCACACATCTGACGCTCACTCCGCAGGCGAAGGGAAGGTTCTTCGGTACGTCGTCACAGAAGAATACAACGGCTGGAAAGGCAAGGTCAGGGACGAAAAGCGAAGACTGAGAGCAGTCGAGCAAACTGGAAACATCGTCAATCTGTTTAAGAAGATGGATATGGATGATGAGGAATTTGAAAAAAGGAGCGAAGCATGAGTTTCACATTCAATAATCTAAACCTCAAGAACATTGAGGTATCTAATGGTGGCAGTATCCTACCTGTTGGCAACCACGTTGTTGAAGTTACCAACGTGAAGGGCGAGACAAAAAAGGGAACTGGCGCACAGCAAGTAGTCGTGTCTATGCAAGAGGTCGATGGTGTACGCACCATCACCGATTGGATTATCGTCCACAATCCTAACCACCCGAAGAACGCAGAGATCGGCTTGTCGCAACTCAAGTCTCTGTGTCATTGGGGCGGCCACCCAGACCCAGATAACCCATTCCCTGATGGAGACCTTTCTGTTCTCAAGGGGTTAATGGTGGGCATCTATGTAAAGGAAGACACCTACAACGGTAAGACCAGCAATAAGGTCGCGTCTTACAAAGACCCAAAGCGCATCAACCCTGAGTTTAACCCAGAAGCAATCAAAAACCCATTAGGTGCGGCGGTTGCTAACCAGATGAACGGAGCCGCAAAGAGCGGCCTCGACGACGACGTTCCCTTTTAGTTGTTGGTGGGGGTAGAGGGGGTGAAAGCCCCCTCTTCTTTATTATGATTAGATCAGTATCAGATAATCAATCACAAATACTGCTAGACATTCTGATGCTGAATGGTCTGTGTAAATTTGATGCCGACATAACCTATGGCAACGGACACTTCTACAAGGTTATACAAGAGCCTAAGTTGAAGTTTGATATAGACCCACAAGTATCTGGCGTTACGCCAGCTTGTAGCACCAACCTACCAATACCAAGTTACTCCCTTCAGTCAGTAGTGTTTGACCCACCGTTTCTTACTTACGTAAGGAACGGACGTAATGGCAATGGGAACATGGTGATGTCTAGGCAGTATGGGGGCTACTGGAGATACGACGAACTTGAGCATCACTACAAAGCCACGCTCACAGAAGTTCACAGAATTTTACAGCCGAAGGGCATCCTTGTATTTAAGTGTCAAGATATAGTGCATAACCATAAACTACACCCAACTCATATAAATATTGTGAACTGGTGTGAAAATACCTTTCGTCTCAAAGACATGTTTATCCTGTCCGCTAGTAGTCGTATGCCAGTACCGCAACAGAAAGGTGTTGCCCGTCGTGTACAAAAACATGCACGTATTTTTCACTCCTACTTTCTTGTATTGGAAAAGCTGAATGGACATAACAAAACTAATTGACGAGTTCTTTGCTAAAGACAAGCGCGAAGAGCCTAGAGCCTACATAGGCGCAAGTTCAGTAGGGCATGACTGCACAGCTATGCTGTCGTTCAGCCACAGGGGATACCCTGACACGCCCCCCGATCCAAAATTAAAACGCATCTTCCGAGACGGACACAGGATAGAGTACGTAGTCATCAGCGATATGGCAAAGGCTGGTGTCCATATCATGGATAAAGACCCCATGACTGGTAAGCAGTGGCGTTATACTGACTACCACGGGAACAGTATGGGAAACGCAGATGGCATCGTCGAGACGGATGATGGCATGGCGATAGTCGAGATTAAGTCTATGAACGATAGTAAGTTCAAAGAGTTCTCCAAGAAGGGTGTCAAGTACAGCCACCCTATGTACTTCGCCCAAATGCAGTACCTGATGGGATTGGCTAGTATGGATAGAGCAGTCCTCGTTAGCTACAACAAGAACACATCTGACTACCACCATGAATGGGTGGACTTCGATATATTTTTCTACAACGCACTGAAGCAAAAGGTTGAGGACATTATCAATGGACTTGGCCAGAAAATTTCTACTGATGAGGCCGACTGGCGATGTCGTGGTTGCTTCAAGCGAGACGCATGTTGGCATGGCGCTGAACCAGAAAGAACCATGCGGACGTGTGGTAACTGCCATGCCTCAACTACTAGCGCAGAGTGGACGTGCGGTAAGGGGTGTACGGATAATTGTTTGGATTGGGTGAGGTACGAACCACATGCCAAAGCGTAGTGGATGGCAAGGCCCGATACCGCCAGAGATAGTTAGCTGTGGCGATATGTGGGTTACGCAGAAATTTAAGAAACTCTGTGTCGAGGCAAGTGATGTCCTGTCTATGCAACAGGGTCAGGCACGGAAGAAAAGAGAGGAAGAACTCAACAGGTCACTTGATGAACTGATAAGGCAGGCGAGGCACATCAATGAGCAAAAAGATAATTAACCTTGAGCATAGCATCACTATGGTCAGGGATAGGATTAAGGATATTGAATGGGAGCTTTCTTACTTTGGGCTGGAGGGGCTGGAAGACGACGTGTCGCACATAATTGAAAGGCGTAAGGCTGTAGACAAGCTACGGCACTTGCAAAAGGAACTACTACAGGCGAGGTTAGGGATGACCAATGAGACCTAAACTTATAGGATTTGCTGGCAGGCTTGGGTCTGGTAAGACGCTGGCCGCCGACCTTTTATGTGCCAAGTATGGCTTTATGAAAGTTAAATTTGCCAAGCCAATCAAGGACATGATGCGTAGCTTGGGACTTGATGACCGTCACATTGAGGGTGAGTTAAAGGACGAGCCTTGTGACATTCTTGATGGGGAGACACCGAGATGGGCGATGCAAAGTCTTGGAACGGAATGGGGACGCTCCCTGATCAGCGAAAACTTATGGCTGAACAGGTGGAAAAGGATCGTCGAAGAGAACCTCAATTTGAACAACAACGTAGTGGTAGACGACTTGAGGTTTCCGAACGAATTAAAAGCGGTGCAGGAGTTGAGCGGCCAGGTGATCGTGTTGCTTCGCAACGACGAGAAAGAAGGGGAACACTCGTCTGAGAACACTATAAACCTAAAGGATATTAGGGCTGATCTTGTTATTGATAATAAAAATTGGGATGCGGTAGAGCTAACTAGGGCTATAGATAGTTGGTGGCTGTCTAATAACCTATGAGTTTCTTGCCGATAGCAAAGCTACTACGAAAATAAATAGCGCGACTGATCCGACTATCAATGTTGCCGCAATAGCTATTACTTCAAGCATCTGCTGACGTTTTCTTTTAGCGGCAAGAGCATCCTCTTGTCGCTTCTTTCTTATATCTGCCCGTAGTCTTACTAACTCTTGCCAAGCCCCCATACCACGAGAGTAGAGGATGATCTCTCGCAACTGGTTCTCTAAGTCCTCTGCTTTCTTCTTGGCCATGAAGGTGTCAAGAGCCTCCTCCTCGACACTGCGGAAGACGCTGGACTTTTTCTTGTTGTGTTGATGGGTGATTTCGTCGATGGAGTTCCAGAGCGTACCAATCTCTTTGGCCAAAGAGGTGATCTCTTTGCCTGCGGCTACGCCTGCTTTTAATGCGCTGAAAGCCGCAACAGCGGCTGTGACTGGCTCCATACCATTTTCCTACCCTAGCTTTTTTTTGCCACTTACTGGCTCACAGGTTTTCTTTTGCTTTCCCCTGCTAACGTACTTGGCAATGTGCATTGTCCTGTTACTACTCAGGCGTTGGTCTGGCTTTGCGAAAGACTTTGCCGCGTCTCTATAAAGCTCCTGCTTACACTTGCTATCCATTATGCCCTCCTAGTCTTTTTAGTAGTTTTCTTTTTAGATGACGCTGACGCCTTGCGAAAAGCCGCATCCGTCGGCGCACCTTGCTCGCCTTTCTTCCGCATCTTTTTACCCGAAGCACGTCTTGCACGAATGTTATCCCAAAGACCTCTTGTCATTATGCGCCTCGTTTGATTGCGGCTGGCGACTTACGAATAGACAGCTTTCCCTTGTTCAGTATGCAGGGGCATGGTTTTGCCAGCATGTTCCCGTACTGACCACCCTTCGCATAATGTGTTGGCCTTTCAGCCTTGCTAACATTACCGACTGACCGTGTTCCTTTTATGCCGTGCATTAGTCACCCCATATCTCAAAGTGCGGAGCGTCAATAAACGGACGCTTACCCTCTGCCCTACGGACATCAATATAACTCGAAGCCGCCCACTCCATCGTCCCGTCAAACTCTGCGATGTTGGCGATGTGCCATGCACCGCCCCAGCGAATTGGAACCTTCACCTTCTTCGCCGCCTTCTTCATTGCGTCGGCGATGTTGTCGTAGAGATTAAGTTCCCATGAGCCACGAGAGCCTATGTACGCCATGAGGTCTACGGCCTTGCCCTCCAAGTGCTTGGACTTCATGGTCTGTGACGCACCCTTTTTAACAAGCTCTGCCTGCTCTTCTTCTGTTCGTAGTCCGCAGATTACCCCGAAGTCTATGTCGGTGTGCTTGATTGCTGTAAGCACAACTAGCTTCAGGCGCTCGTCTACGCCCTCTAGTTTGTTGAGACTACGTTCAGATAACTTGAAGTCACTCATCCTTCATGTTCTTCCTGGCTACGCCTTTAGATTTTTCCCAGCTTCTCATGCCGCCGAGACCCAGTAACGCAAGGGTTAGGCTCATCAGTTCTCCTGATTGCAGTTGTTCAAACTCTGGCATTGGAATATCTGGAGCAAACACAGCCGTACCCCACTCAGCCAGTGGGAGGATGAAGAAGTTAGTTAGTAGTCCGAGCGCACATATCCACATGATGGCTGGCCTAGCTCCAGCCACGAACATGGATGCGTGCTTGGCTTGCGCTACGTTAGCTTCGACCTGAGACATCGCGGCTTCGTGGGCATGTTTTTGTGCCATCGTCGCTATGTCGTGCGCCAACTTCTGCTTGGTGTCAGCGTCTGGTATGAACTTATCCAGTAAACTACTTACTGGCCCTATTAGTGCAGATAACATCTGTCTCTCCTGTTTCTCCATTGCAACACTCTGAGATGTAGAGATTGCAAACTTGACATTGCACATGCCCATGCACTTCCACTGGCGGTAGATTGCAGTAGCATCGTGGACACTGGTTGTTATCCAGCTTATTTTGTATTGGCCCCTTTTCCTTCATGCCCTACCCATATTCCGAAAACGCCTGTGTAAACGCCCATGATAACGCTACAGAAAGCACTCTGACT